AATTGTATGAGCAGTTTGGTGATAAGCTTCCTAAAACTCTGCTTGAGAAGTACGAGAATAGAGATGCAACTCTCGACTACTGGTACACTGTTGTAGAAGGCGTTGTCCCTGAGAAATTCATGGACATGCCTTACACTCGTTTTTTCATATTGCAATGTGATTCTGACTCTAAGTACGATGGCGGGGTTAATCTCCAGTTTCCTAAGAAGGGAAATAAGTATCCTGAGTTTCTTCATGTGGAAGGAGCGCACGAGTTCCCGTACCCTACAACTCGCTTTGATACAATCGGTTCGGATGAGTATGGCTCAAGTCCAGGGATGGAGGCTGTTGCAACGATAAAACGACTACAAGAGGTAGTCAAAAGTAATTCCATAGCGTATCATAAGTCGATTAGGCCACCGTTGAATGTTCCTGTTCACATGCGCGGTCAAGTTCGCACTTATCCTGACGCTATGAACTACTATATTGACCCTGCGCAAATAATCACATCAGCCTATGATACTAGGTTCGACCATCGTAGCGCTGCTGTAATGGAGGACTCGCTTGACAAGACGCTGCAAGAAATATTCTACAACGATGTTTTCTTGACTGCTTCTCGTGATCCGAATGCTTCGCCGTTAAAAGCAGCTCAGGTTCAGAACTGGGACGCAGAACGGTTTATTCGTATTGGCCCTACTCTTGAAAGAATGTTTTATGAGGGAATAACCCCGATAGTAACAAGGAGCTTTAATCTTCTTTATCGTGCAGGAAAGCTGCCCCCGTTGCCTGAAGAGTATCAGAATGTTAAGCCTGTTATCGAGCTTGAGCTTACTTCGATCCTCGCTCAGATGATGAAGTCACTTTCTGCTGCGCCTGTGAATGAGTTTTTGCAGATGGTTGGGGCTGTTGCTCAGTATAAGCAGGACGTTCTTGATATACCGGACTTCGATTCCATAGTTTATGACTATGCAGATATAAAGGGAGTTAATCCTAAGCATCTTGCTGGAGGCAAAGATCTCAAGAACGTTAGAGCGAATAGAGCCGCTGCTCAGCAAGCGGAACAACAACGTGTGCAGCAAGCGCAAGATCAGATGGTAGGGTCGCAAGCAGCTCTTGATAAGGCCAATGTCGCTAAGACAATGAGTGAAGCAGGAGCAAATTTCTCTGAAACTATGGGCGAAGCTGGAGGGGTGATGCTATGATTGAAAACGTTGATGAAGAGTATGATTCTTTCATAGCGGGCGAGCCGCTATCAGATGAAAAAAAGGTTGCAGATAATAGCAAGAAGTTGTATAATGCTATTATGCTTGATATAGAGATAGCTCTGAGGGATAAGAAAACTCGTGTACTCATTAGGGAGATTTTAAAAGACTGCGGTGTTTATAATGTCGTTGGAGCGAACAACGAGCCAGCTCTTCATGCGGAGGGGAGAAGGCATGTTGGAGTTCTACTCAAGAGTCGGATGGATCTCTTAAACCCTAAACTGTATTATGAAATAATGTCAGAAGGAGTCGATTATGAAAAAGCTGTACTCAACATTTAGTAAATATCTTTATAGTTTTAATGCCGATGCTGGGGCCGGTGGTGCTGGGGCTGGCGGTGAAAGTGCGAATGTGGTAGTTGACCAAGGCGCTGCGGCGTCTGGTGGTGCTTCTTCGACTGAAGCTGCGGTTGGTACACAACAGGCTGCGGATTGGTTCAATGCGTTACCGGAGGAAGTTAAGAAGCACGAGCGATTTGCTGGAATAAAAACTGGCGAAGAGTTTGTGAAAGCTCTTACTACGGAAACGCAAACCCCGGAAGTTTACACGCTTCCCGAAGGAACTCCAGAGGCTCTTGGAGCCTGGGCAAAGAGCGAAAAGCTCACGCAAAAACAACTTGACAGTGTTTTGAAGAAGCATCAAGAAGTTGTTTCGGAGAACTTTAAAGGAATGGTAGCGGCCAATAAAGCCGGTGCCGTAAAGCTGTTTGAAGCATGGGGTGCTGATAAACCGGCTAACTTGCAACTGGCTAATAGAGTTCTTGCCATGAGTGATCCGGATGGTAAAGTCGGTGTTTTACAGTATATGCAGTCGCAGGAATCTGGATATGCTATGATGAATCCAGTTGTTATTCAGATGTTTCATAACATCGGGAAGCACCTGCAAGAAAGTGGTTTCCTTAAATCGGAAGTTGCCGGTGACGTAAGTAGCACGAAGAAGGTTAATGTAGCCTACGAAATGTATCCGGAAAACGTTCCAAACAAGAAAAAGTAAAAACGACTACTATGTAGTTAAAAATTTTTGGAGGTTTCAAAATGGCTTATGATCCAACTGGGGATTGGCCCACAATAGCTCAAGTTGCAAAAGAGTCGATTGCCGGAAACAAGTTCATGGAGAAATGCGTAGAGCTTTTCTCTCAAACCAATGACCTTGCCGAAGATCTTCCTTTCTGCGAATGTAATGAAGGACAGGTTCATACGCATCTGATGGACGCTGATGTTCCTCAAGGAACTTGGCGGAGAGTCAATGAAGGTATCAAGGCTGTTTCTGCATCTACCATTCAGGTAAGCGACACCGTTGCCCTTCTTGAGAATCGTTCTGAGTCTGATAAGATCGTTGCAAAGCGTTCTGGTGATGTTGCCATGTATCGTCATCGTCAAGATCGTCGTATTGTTTCCGGCCTCAATCAGCAGCTCGCATCCTGCCTGTTCTACGGTGATCCGAAGACTGACCCCAAGAAGTTTTACGGTCTTTCTCCTCGGTATGATGTTCTCGGTCAACCGGCCAACAAGCCGAGCGCTCAAGATTTCGGTATGCGGCATATTTTGAATGCCGGTGGTTCCACTGCCAGTTCCCAGACTTCTATCTGGCTTCTCGGCATGGGCGTTGATGTTGGTGTTTTCGGTATCTATCCTTCTACTGCTCCGAACGCCGGAATTGAGGCGCAGGATCTTGGTGAGATTGATCTTCGCGATGCTAACGGCTCTGTTTTTCGTGGCTATGCTACTCATTATTCTGTTCAACAGGGTCTTGCTATTGCTGACTGGCGGTATGTTGTACGTATCGCTAACGTTGAGTTCACCGCTGCAATGGATGAAGCTTCCATCAATGCCATTTGTGACATTATGATTGAGGCTACCAATGCGCTGCCTGATCTGAAAGCGGTTCGTCCGGTATTTTATGCGAATCGTCAGGGCCACACTCGGCTTCAGCAAATGGCTATCCGTAAATCTAATATGAGCTTGGGCTTCGGTGACATTTACGGCGTAAAAAATCAGCTCAGCATTTCCGGCATCCCGATCAAACGTTGCGATGCCCTCATCTCTACTGAGGCTGTAGTAGCCTAATTTCAACTACATTGTAGTTAGAAATAATTGGAGGTTTTAAAATGATTCAAGACGCACTTTTGACAATTGCCAATGGTCTTGCGTACAACGGGACGACTACTCCTGTATCTTTGAAGGTTACTAAGACTGGTCCAGGTAAACCGCTGTATGTCAATGTTATTGGCAACGGGCTTGTGGCTGCAACCGGCATAACTATTAAAACTGGTGCTACTTCTGGCACTGCAACCACAACTATCGCTACTCATACTATAGCGCTTGCAACGCTTAACAAGGGGTTCTCTGTCCAACTTCCTCATAACGTGGATAAATGGGTGGATGTAGCTCTGACTGGTTCCGCCTCTGCTGGTACATGGAGCGCCTTTGTAAGCGAAAATCAAGGGCAAACGAATCTGTAAGATATCCTTGTGAATTGGAGTTAAACATGAAAAAGCGTCTAGTAGATCTTCGTATCTGGTAGGCGCTTTTTTCAATTAGGAGGTAACTTGAATGGCCCTTATAGACTTAACAAAAAATCAAAATCACGTAGCTCTGTCAAGCGACGCGAAGACTGCTGTGAATACTGCCGCAACTGCTATCCGTGCTGCGTTTGCCGCTGCCGCTGCCGAAAAGAAAAAAGAGAATGTTCAAAAGCTCTTCATGGAGCTGATTCGGATTCAGGATGTGACCTAAACGAGTATTAATAAAATTCAAAATGCGGAGGTACTTACCAGATGGGAGACAAGAAAGCGTATGTGTGCTTGAGAACATGCCAAGTACGAAAAAATGATGGTGGGATACGGTTCTACGAAATGGGCGAAAAAGACTTTTTTGAAGAGTGTCCTCCCCATTTCGTTGCCGTTGATGAAATAGATCAGGCTGGCTCGGACATAGGTCGTGTAAGCGAGTCTGTTTTGCGTGATCCAGAAATCTTTCAGTTAGAAAGCCTAGTATCTTTCTACAACGAAAAATACCGTGAAGATCTTTCTGGCCTTCCGAGAGAGTACGTTGTCGATAAGATAATGTACAATCGTCACAGTCCAGTAGAGCCTTTGCATGGCGGCTCCGCCCAAGTTCTCGCCCAGGACTTTGTTGCCCCGGCAGTGACCGGCGGTGAGTCCGGTATAACTGTTACTATGGCAGATGAGGAAGTTTCCATACCGGCCCCACCTGCTGCAAACGATGATGATAGTCTTGATGATCTTCTTGGGGGTGAATAAAAATGCCATCGGAAGTGGAGATTGTAAACTTGGCTTTGGGGGTTCTTGGTAAAGCTGCATTACGCGACTTCTCAGTAGCGGAGAACGACCCCTTTACTGGTCGGCTTGCTAATCGCATATATGTAGCCGCTAGGGATCATTACCTATCGGTCCACGACTGGTCTTTCGCTAGGGCCACTGCTACTCTGAAGATGCGTCTTGATGAAACGCATCCAGAGGGCGTTGTTTACGCTCTCCCTTCCGATTGTTTTGTTCCGAGAAGGTTGGGACCGAGAGTTGGAGCGCCGAATAAATGGTCAGTTGAAGGAAGAAATGTTATCGTCCCTACGTCTAGGGCTACGTCTTTTGGTGCGGCCCCAATTTTGCGTTATACTAAGCAGGTTACTAACACGGGGTACTTCATGCCGTATTTTGTAACTGCGCTATATACCGAGATAGCTTCTCGGTTGGCTATGCCTCTGAACTGTGATTCGGAGGTTGCATCTGCTGTAAGAAAAGAATCGAAAATGCTACTCGCTGAGGCTAAACTTATAGATTCAAATATCGGAGAAGGCGACGATCATGTTTCGCAAGATCTACTTTACGACACTTTTGTTGCTGTTGATATACCTGTCGAAACTTTCAACGATGGATCTGGTACAACGTAATGGCAAGAAAAAACTTCAGGTTAAATAAACGTAATTTTACAGCGGGGGAAGTCTCTGACATATTGTCTGAGAAGGTAGACTTCTCCCGTTACACTAATGGCTGTCACGAGCTTTTGAACATGACAGCTCTTCCTCAAGGGCCAGCTACTAGAAGATCTGGAACAAAATTTCTATACGATCTAACATCTCTTTTGGGTGGCGCTGTAACTAACGTAAAGCCGAAATTAATACCCTTTGTATTTAGTAAAACCCAGTCTTATGCTTTATTGTTTTTCAAGCATAATAATGGCAAAACAAGAATGTGCCTTGTAACTCGTGAGGGACTTGTGGAGAGCACAACTCCAGGCGTTCCTTATGTATTAGAGTTTACGAGTTTGGATATAGAAACTTTTGACTACAGTCAGATGAATGATGTAGTCAAAATAGTTCAACCGACCAAGATACCACTTGATCTTAAACGTCTTGCGCATAATAACTGGACTGCTACGGATATAGTTTTTACAGATATGCCTACGGGGGCTACTGGCTGGCAAGATCCAGATTGTTGGCCTCGTAAAGTAGGGTTCTATGAGCAGCGTATATGTTTTGCTTCTACGAGCTTACGACCTCAAACATTGTGGTATTCAAAGTCGGCTGATTTTGAGGACTTCGGTGTTTCAAGTCCTGTAGTTGCTTCTGATGCGGTTACTCTCACGTTCAATTCAGGCTCTCAGAACTCTATAGAGTGGCTTAATACGGCAAGACAGTTGCTTGTTGGTACTCTTGGCGATGAGTGGACTGTATCAGGTAAAGGTCTTGAGCCGTTGTCATTTCAGTCATTCTCTATGAATAGGCATACTCGACAAGGCTCTGAAAGTATGAAGCCTTTGATGGTTGGTCCGGTCACTATCTTTGTTGAACAGTTAGGAAAAACGGTTAATCAGTTTGGATATGACTACGCTACTGACTCCTATGATGTAGTTGATCTTACCGTTCTTGCTCCGCACTTGACTGAAGAAAACAAGATAGTTGACTGGACCTATCAGAAGACTCCGCACGGGATAATTTGGGCTGTAAGAGATGATGGAATACTTATAGCTTTGACTATGAAGCGCGAGCACAATGTTGTAGGATGGCATAGGCATACTACAGACGGAAAATTTTTAGCTGTTACAGCTACACCAGGAACTACAGAAACGGACCTTTTTTGCGTTGTAGAGCGAACTATAGGTGAGGTTACTAAATGGTATGTTGAGGTAAAAGCGCCCCAGTTCGTAGGCGCTAGCGCTATAAATGGCCGATTTCTTGATTGCTTTAAGGAGTACAGTGGAGCGGCAATACAGACTGTAAATGGTCTTGAGCATCTTGAAGGTAAGACTGTTTCTATACTGGCTGGTGGAAGGCCGCATCCAAGTAAAGTAGTAACTTCAGGAAGCATAATCCTTGATCGAGCGTTTACCGACATTGTAGTTGGGCTGCCTTTTACGAGTCGGTTGTCTCCCACTCCGGGAGTTGTCACTATGGAAGATGGCATGTCAAAAGGTCTTATAGCCAGAATACATGCGGCTGTTGTTGCTGTAAAGAATAGTTCTGGATTTGAGGTTGGAGTAGAGGACGCAAACGGTGAGAAGCGGATGGTGTATATCCCACAAATGGATGCTTCTATACAAGATACGGATCCCATACCTTTAAGGACTAAGAACATAAAAGTTGATCTTCCAGAATCCTCAAATGATCCGGATGCTGTAAGGAGCCAGCATATAGTCGTAGAGCAAGCGCTTCCTTTACCATTAACTGTTCTCGGTCTTACTGAATACATATACTATACGGAGGCGTAAAATGTCAGGATGGGTAGAAGTAGTTCTCGAAGTTCTTCCTTATGTGTATAGCGCTTATTCAGGCTACACGAAGAACAAAGAGCAGTCTGAAATGGAAGCGGAATCGGCTTTGGCTAACTCTATGGCTATAAAAAGCTCTGGCGCTTATAACGCTAAGTCTTTTTTAGCCATGTCTGCGCTTAACTCCCAGCTTGGTATGCTTGGGGCTGAAGCAGAGAACATGCGAATACGCGCTATAACTGACAACAATATAAAGACGAAACTTTTTCTCACTAACTATGAGTCTTCGCTTCTCGAAAATGAAGCTATGCTTGTAGGCGAAGCGGCTGAATTGGATCTGAAGCAACTTCAAAGAAAGCATAATCAAGCTATAGGGGATATGCGAACGAGTCAGGCTTCCTCTGGCGCTATAATAGACCAGGATAGTCCTGCGATAGCTGTAGAGGACGCTAAGCAGCAGCAAGAGCTTGAGCGTTTTATCATACGAAGAGGTGCAGATATCCAGATGGCTAAGCTCATGGACAAGGCTGCTTACGGTAGATGGGAGGCAGGGCTTGAAGCAACGAGTATGGCTATGGAAGGCAGACTTCTTGAGAATAGCAATATAGTAGGCGGTATGCTCAAGGGTTTTGGGATGAGTGCGCAAGGGTCTATTGATGCTGGGGCAATGCTATATAACTCAGGCATAAATGCCAATCAAGCAATGATAACAGGCCAGCAAAAATCTGACGCATATGACAGCCAAGCTTCGACCTCTTTCTGGAATGGAGTTTTTGGCGCTGGTACAACTGTAGGAAAGAACTACGTCAAGAGTAAAGAAGAAGACGATTCTACTACGAATGACTCTCTGCTTGTGGAAGGAAACTCTACAGATCCTTACGCCAATCAAGGCTGGTAAATATCAACTACAAGGTAGTTAAAAATGGCTGGTTATAATGACATAGAAGGGTCGATTACTACAAGCGGTGAACCTGCTACAAGAGGAGGTCGTTCTGTTTCTTATGAAGGTGCTGCTATGCACCTCAATACTGGTAATAGTCCTGGCGGTATTAATACGAACGCTGGCAATATTAGCCTTAATGTTATAGGAAACATAAACGCACCAGTGCTGCAAGCTCGTACCCATGAAGCAGATGTGAACACTGTAGGAAGAGCGGCTGAGCCTATCGTGTCCCCTGAAGTAGTACAGCAAGGCATGGGTCAGTTAGCCAATGCGGTTGCGCATTACACTGATACGATGAATGCCGTAAAAGCTAAAGACGCTGAGCTTGCTTTGCGAGAAAAGCTTTTTCCTCTTTTTCATGGTAACGAAAAGAATGAAGGGTATGTAGCTGCTACGGGTAGAAAAGCTGTTGAAGGCTATTCTGAGTTCAGCAATACTATAAACTCAGCTATGCAGGAAACTTTAATGTCTTTGAACCCAGCCGCAAGGCTGAAGGCAAAAGACAATCTGTTTCAGGTAGCGGAGTCTTATAGGGCGAAAGGGGCTTCTCATTCAGAGATGGAGGGAAGAAAGATTCGCGAAGGCCAGAAGCAAGCGGAAAGGTCTTTGATAACGAAAGAGCTTCACGCATACCCACCTGACGCTATAGGAAAACCGATAGCAGATGAAAATGGAAATGTTATACTTGGTAAAGATGGCAATCCTCAGTTTGGGGCTAGTATTCTGAAGCAGCGTTTCTTCAGTACCTATGACGCCCACGAGTTCGATCAAGCAAGTAAAGCTTGGGAAGGTGAGCTTGTAAATGCCGCTGAACGTCTTTACATGGATAAGCGTGGTGGCCTTGACAATAATGGAAACTATAAGATCGGTAAAGGACTCGAAGAGGCAAAGATCTTTAGAGATACAATAGGCAAGTTGGAGCTTTCTGAAGATAAGCTGGGCGAAATAGATAGGAAACTGTTTACGTGGGAGAACCACGAAATGCAGCAATCGTTATCGTCGAAACACATGCAAGAAGTTCGAGAAGAAAAGAACTTAAAGCGTATGCAGAATACTACTGAAGCGAGTCTATTTGCCTCTATGTACGATGAAAAGAAGCCTATGGTTCTTACGCCGCATGAAGTATGGAAGATGGCTGCTTCTGGTAGAATAAGCGAGTCTGGAGCTGCTGCGTATGTTTCAATGGCTCGAAGAGAAGCTACCGGGGATGACGTTGTATCGGATCTTAGAACATTTGATAACTTGAAGAGAAATCTTCTTGATAGCGCTGATAGTAACTTCATAGACGGTGATACAAACTATATAAATGAAGTTGTTACAGCCAAGGACTTGAATAGAAATGAGAGGAAAGAGCTTATAAATTACGCATCGTCCCTTCGTCAGAAAGAGTCCTCTTCCCGTGTGAAAATCGCGTATAAGAGGATATCCGCATCAGTACCAAATAGCTTTGACGCTATGGGCAAAAGAACGAATGTTTCTCTAGTTGTTGAGCAAAACGCTCAGAGAGAGTATGACTACTTATCCGAGCCTAAAGAAGGTGAAACTCAAGTTGCTGCTCACAATAGGGCGCTTGACTTCGTAGTAGATAAGTATAGCAAGTCTGATATCCCTCTTCAGTATATGCCCAAGCTATACGGGGGCGTTAAGCCGAAGAATATGGAAGACGTTAATTCTATACTTATTAAGCTTAAAAAAGATTTTGATTCTCAAAAACTTGATAAGGATGTGTACTTGTCTTACGTGAAGACAGCAAAAGAATATATGGACATTTTTGGAACGGCTTCAACTAAAAAATCAACAGAAGGTTTATGATATGAACCCAATGGAACAGTTGTCATATAATGATGTTTACGAATCTCAGCGTGAAGAGATAGTCGCAGAAGAGCTTGACATTGATAAACTCATAGCTATTTCTGGCGCTGGTATTCAAAAACCGAGCGCCCCTATGGACCGAGCCGCTGCCGTTGGAGTTGAAAAGCAACTACCGAGTAGTCAAAATCCAACTGACCGTGTTCAAGCTGTAGACTCTGCGAACGCATTGACAGAACATGCTAAGCAGTTAGAAGCTGAGCAAGGTTCGGCGCACAGTACATTAGACGTTTTGTCTTGGGCAGCTTCTCCACTTATGGCATTCGGTGATGCGGCCATAGCCCCTATAGCCGATATAAACTATCCGAATACTGGGGTAGTTGACGACACTGTTCATGCTTTCAAGGTGTCGAAAGATGCGTTCTTAAAGCGCCTTCTTCCAGAGATGGGGGAAGATCACGATCAGCTTGGCGCTGCTGTTGTAGAGAAGCATCTTCCGAATCTTCCAGAGTGGTCTAAGCCTACTGTAGCTGTTGGCCTTGAGCTTATTACAGATCCTACTTTTTCGCTTGGCCTTGGAATGTCCAAGACTATCCAAGCTGGATTGAAAGCAAAGAAGCTTCAGGAAATGGGGGAGGCTACCGTTTCAAATAAAGGTATTCTTGAAGAGGGGCTTTTAAAACTCGCTGGGTTCGACGCTGGGTTCGATCCTGACAAGTTGACTTCTATGGGACAACTCGCAGCTAAAGCGGATCGTGGGGACAAGGAAGCGCTTAATGCTCTTGAAACTCAAATGAGGGACCAGCGTTTTACCGAGCTTACAAATGCTCTCGATCTTAAAGAGACTAAGGCGCAAGTTGACCATTTCAAGTCTATGTTTGGCGACGACGATGCCCCTCTAGTTATATTTGAAGACGCTGGAAAAATCGCTAAGAAGGCTCACGCAACTAAGGACACTACGATTACTTTCCAGACTTCTCATGGAAGCGAGTATTATTTTGACGGTCGTGGAACAGTAAAAGACGCTTCTGGTAATACCGTTACACCAGTTGCAGAACTCCGAGCAAAATCTACCGATACGTTTTTTGCGTATCCTCAAGAGGTTGCTAAGCTTGAGAAATGGAAAGGGCTTGCCGATGCGGAGAAGCGTGTTTTCGTAGATGAAGAGAAAGGCATAGCTCGGTTAATGGCTACGGATGCAGCTACAGGAAAACGGGTTCAGGTTGATGAAATCCTTTTGTCTCGTACTCCTGTTAAGAGTCTATCTCCTGTTGAATTGTTTAGCAGAGATAAGGCCGGAAAATACTATAAGGACGTAACGCTTGGCAGTCCTATAACTTCTGTTGAGAAAAGAGCGCCTGGGGAGTTTACAGAGAATGGTTTGCCAAAAATGGCCGGGAGCATAAATCTCAACAAGTTTAGTCAGACAAGGGACGTTGACGCTCTTATAGCTGCTGTTAATGAAGCGTATGGTCCTGCGATAGCGCGAGCTTCTGGAAGTCCTCACGATGCTAAGTATCTTGAGAATGGCGCTCAGCGTGTTCTTTTGAGGGATATCATAGGACAAAATGCTGAACGGTTTAATGACGTTGAGGCTATGGCTATTCGTGGAACTTTAATAACTACCGGGAACAGGTTCAAAAAGCTGGCTAAGATAGCAAACGACACTGGCGATCCTATGGCAAAAGCAGCCGCGCATGAAGCATTTGTCGCTAACTATATGGTGCATCAAAAGGTAGCTGGCGTTTCTACGGCGTTTGGTAGACAGCTTAATGTTCTTAAACGCGATGCTGGAACTATACGGGGTATGTATAAGCAGGTAGACGAGATGCTTACAAGTCCTGAATTTAAGGATTCAAACTTTACTCGTGTACTCAAAGAGCTTGCTTCTGATGATAGGCTCGATGACGTTCAGCTTCAGAAGATGCTCGGCGGTGTAATGCGTACTACTAGCCAGAGGCTCATAGACGCTGGAAAGTTTACTTACGATGTATTCTATGAGGTTTTCGTAAACGCCTATTTGTCTGGTGCGCTTACACACGCGAAGAACATGGTAACGAACTCTGCTACAACTCTTCTTTCACCAACGAAAGTTTTTCTTGAGGGGCTTTCTGCTGGTGCTCGTGGTTTCGTAATGGGGGATGATGTAGCAAAAATGAAATATGAAAGCGATATGAAGCAGTCTCAAGCTATGATGGCTGGGATGATGGGCGGCATATCTGATGCTTTTCGTTTAGCCACTGGAAGAGCAACGAAGACTCAAGTCCAGTATCCTGAAGAGCTTATGAAGATGCACGAAATAGCCCAACAGCGTATAAAGCCCAAGATTAGTTCCGCTAACTTCATATCGAATGGTATAGACGTTGGCGATGGAAAGCTTGCAAGGTTCATAGACTTTGTAGGAAATGGGATACGTCTTCCCGGTGAGGCGCTTCTCAAAGAGGATAAGGCATTCAAGCTTATTAACTACAGGATGGGTGTTAATCAGGAAGCAGCGAAGAGGGCTTTTCATCTTGGTCAAAACGCTGATGACCAGAAAGCTATTTTTCGTATGTTCTCTAATAACCCGGATGAATTTATCAAGCAGAAAGCGATAGATCTTGCTGAGCTTAATACGTTCACAAACTCGCTTGGGGAAACAGGACGGAAGTTCGAGGCTGTTTTCAGACTTCCTGGGCTTAATCTTCTTACACCGTTTTTCAGAACTCCAACTAATATCATAAAGTATGGGGTAAAAAACTCGGTGTTTGGAAACGTATTCAATGATATAATGTCAGGAGACTTTTTGAAAGCTACCGCTAAAGGGGACGTTGCTAGGGCCAATATAGCTGTTGGTACTTTAGTACCGGCCTCTATACTCGCTTTCATGCCCGATGATATTACTGTCACTGGGGATATCGACACGACTACTGAAGCGGGAAGGTTGAAAGCAGCCCAAACTCCCCCTTATTCTTTTGTGTTTAGAAACAAGGATGACGGCACTGTTACGTCTTTGTCGTATGAGGGCATAGAACCTCTTCGTAGTATAATGGGCATGATGGTAAACTATAAAGACATATTCCAATCTACATATAGAGGGTATGTAGAGGGCACAAATTGGGACGATAAAGAAGCTGACGAAATACTTGGTGATGCTCTTGCTACAACTGTTGGCGCTTTCACAAAGACGATAAAGAGCGCTCCTTACTTCGACTTTGTTGGCGATCTTCATAACATTTTAAGAGGGGTTCTAAACGGCGATGCAGATCCAGTTGCAAAGCAGTTACAGGAAATGGCAGCCAATATGCTTGCTCCAAATATCATGGCTCAAACGAATAAGACTGAGTTCGATAATACTTTTCGTATGGCTGAAGAGTGGACGGAGAAGCTTAAAAAGCGCTGCTGGGGATTGTCGAAAGAACTCCCTATAAGGCCAGATGCTTTCGGTGAACCGCAGTACGCTCCTAGAGGTACTCCGCTGGCAATGGTAAATCCTTTCTTGACAAAGACTGTAAAATATAGTAAGATAGCAAATGAAATGATAAGAACTAACGTGAGCGTTCCACGTATTCCGAACAAATTTATTGTAGACAAGATCGAGTTGAAACTTGATACAAAAAGAATGTCGGACTTCGGTATCCTTGTTGGAAGAGGTTTCACAGATGAAGCTACTGGGTCTTATATGCCGCCTTTGAAAGAGCATATAAATGATATTCTTGAGCATCCAGCCATTGCTAACTTGAAGCCTGGAGAGTTTAAGGATAAGACCATAAAGGCTCGTGTTGAGTTTGCTATACAGCAAAGGCGAGAAGGAGTAAAAGCCTTTATGATCCAGAATGACCCTGAACTTAATGAGAAGCTTAGAACGGTACGTATGGAGCGCGAGTTGCAAGCCCAGCAAAACACCATTCAATGAGGTAGATGATGACTGTTGAAAATACAAAACCAGTAGCTGTACTTGCTTACACCGGACCAGGACGATACGACTTCGATTTTCTCGTATATGAGGACTCGGACTTGTCTGTATCCTACGTTGATGTGAACGGCGCTGTTACTTTGCTTGAGAGACTTATTGACTACAGCGTAGTTAAAAATGTTCTTCCTAATGAGGGAGGGCATATAGACACCACAGCCCCTTTAGCTACTACAGGGTTCCTCGACATAAGAAGATCCGTTCCTCTTACCCAGCCGGAGGAGTGGTCTGCTGAAGGGTACTTGAAACTCGACAAGCTTGAGACTTCGTTGGATCGTCTTGTTATGATGGTTCAACAAGTTTCAGAGGTTGTCGATTCTGGTAGCGCTACTTCTAACTGGCGTGGGGATTGGGCTACAGCAGAGTCTTACTTAGTGCGGGATCTTGTACGAGCGCCTAATGGGAACTGGTACGTAGCTGTAAGCTCGCACACTTCTGGAGTGTTTGTTACAGATCTTGCGGATGGAAAATGGCGCATAGCCATAGACATAGCAGACATAGGCGGCGTAAACATTCCAGATCCTTCTACAGGGAGAAAAGGTCAAGCTGTTGTTGTCAATCCTACTCTTGATGGTTACGAGCTTGGAGCTGGGGGCGGTCTGTCTTGGAGCATTAAGACAGCAAACTACACAACATCTCCAGGTGAAGGCCATTTGGTCGATACGTCAAGCGCTTCTGTAACGGGTACGATCCATTCGGCTCCAGGTACAGGCGACACGATTGCGGTAGGCGATCTAAAGGGAACTTTCGCAATCAATAACTGTACCATCGCAATGACTGGTCTTACACTTCACGGTGTTGTTCAGACCGCTGATATGGTGCTCGATGTGAAGAACCAAAGGGTAACACTGGTTTATTCTGGTGCAACCGATGGGTGGGTCATTACTGAGCTTGAACCGAATAACTCTCAGTTTGAGTATATGCCGTATGCGGTTATGTACGTTCAGGAACAGAAACCTCAAGGAACTGGTGCAGGAACTAACATAGTCGGTGATAATCTTAGAAATATTTCCAATATTATTCAGAGTGATATTTCTGGAGCATCCCTTGACGGTTCAGGAGGTATAATATTACCAGCCGGTGAGTATCAGATAGACGGTTATGCCATGACTGGATATCTGACCACAACAGATTTATCTCGTTTATATATCAAAGACAGTGCAGGAGCAATATTACTCAGGGGAGGAGGTTCTCAAACAGGATATGTAATTAATAACTCAATCAAAGGAAAGATTACATTAACAGCACAGACTACGATAAAACTGTACCACTATCTGAGTGCCATAAGAACCAATGGTTTAGGGCTTCCTGTATCTCAAGGTACAGAGGTTTATTCTGAACTCGTCATAACCAAAATCGGTGGCAACTATGCTCCACGGTTGATAACCACTGATGCAAGACTCCAGATGGTTGCAGGTCTTGATTATACCGGGAACATGCTGGGCTTCGATATCTCCAAGACTGGAGCAAACCAACTTACAGTTACCAAGGGTACTTGCAAAGACAGACTTGGAGTTATCGACCTTTACCTTACCACCGATACGACTGTTGCAATACCTGCCGTAGCAAACACCATTTATCATCTTGCAGTTGTCCGATTGTTGAACCAGACCATGACCGTAAAGGCTTATGCTTCCGAGGCGGCTATGGCGGCTGATGCAACTATTGATGCCTTTAGGTGGATAGGTGAATGGCTTACGAATGGCGGAACGACTTGTGTTGAAGGTGTGATGGTTAATGGGCTAATGCTGAGAGGAAAAGCCTCAGAGTGTGTAATCTCTGCGAACATTACCACAACCTATGCAACGGTAAGTCATACTGCACAGATTACACCTGGAAGGGTTGAGGCTATAGAGTATGGTGCTGCTGATGCGGCAACTGCTGCTGCTATATATGCGTCAATTACTGGAACTAGCACTGAGTTTCATGTAGGTACGAGTTCCGCCGGGGCCGGTGATACGGGTATAGTCGCTTGGGGCAATTCACTTTCAGGCTTGAAGCCATTTAATACCTCAAGACAATTTAAGTCCGATAGTGGAACACTCGATCTACTTGTCCATCAAGTGAAATATAGGAGATAACATAAATGACAAGACCACAAGATTATTTCGGAGCATCACCAAAATCGGTGCTCAATAAACCATTCCTGCATGTCCAAGACCAGAAGGCTTACAATGTGGACGGTGGAACCTCTATTGCCGATGCGTGGACCAAGAGGACTCTGAACACTGTTATCACCAATGACATTCAGGGTGCTTCCTTGGCAAGCGACCAAGTGAGCTTACCGGCTGGAACTTATTATGTGGAAGGTAGTGGTGAACATATTAATAACGGTGGCGGTTCATCATCGTTTATAGCAAGCATATTTAAAGATGGAGTAAGATCACTAACCGGGAGCACCTCATTCGCCGGTAACGGCACACAAGGTAAGCATGCAGTGGCAGGTGTAGTTACTTTGTCTTCTCCTGGTATTATTGAATTAAGGTATCAGGCTGGATTAGCTACTGCTACTTCTGGTCTTGGTTATTCAAATAACATAGGTTCCATAGTTGATACAAGTCTTTCTTCCATCTATGCAGACCTCAAAATCTGGCAGCTTGACCGATCCCTAGAGATAGCCCCCAAGGCAATCAATAGTGGACTCCAGACAATCGCCGGGATGAACACCGAGGGCAACATCATGGGCTTTGATGTCACGGTGAGTGGAAATACCCTGACGATTACCAAAGGTTCGTGTATGTCCAGTGACCTCACAGTACCGCTGGCATTTACCACGGATAAGACCTGTGTGCTTCCTGCTACGGTGAATGGGGGTTTCTACGTGTTTGCTGTCAGGTTGCTTGATGGTGTCACCTATGAGGCTAGGGCTTACTCGACATATGCGGGGCCATCTAGTGATGCTCAGATTGACAAGTGGCGGTTCCTATCGTTTGCCAAGAATAATGGTTCTGGCGTTACGATGCCGTATAGGCAGGTTGGTGATACTGTAGAGTTCATTTCTACAGATATGCCTGTGATAACTTCATCCACTACGTCTTCCTTTGTACTATACCCAATATCGACTGTTGTACCAGTTGGCCTAATAGAAAAACTTGTAATAGTTTGTGATCCTGCCATCAGTACTACCCTTAACTATTCATATGGTGGAACATCCGTTGACTTGTCAGTGTATAACGCATTGATGGCAGGTTATGTTGAAATTCTTTCAGTGGCTGGTATCTATATTAAGAGTGGGGCAAGCACTTATCAAAAAGTTCGCAGAATAACTTTAAGGAGATAATAAATCATGTGGAAATTAATATTCGACAACGTAACAAAACGAGGAACAGGCTGTAACAGAGAACCACAAGACGGTGAGTTTGCCATTGACCGTCATCCTTCTGAATGTGCTTGGTTTAATGCAGAGCCTGAACGATACCAGTATGTTGATGGTGTGTTCTCTGAGGTGGATAAAGCAACTCTCGATGCCGAGGCTTTTGTCAAGGCTAAAGCAGCTAGACAGCTTGTAAACAAAGAGGATTGTAAAGCTCATATCCTGAAAAAATATCCGCTTGAAATTCAATCGTCTGCTGCACTAGGGCTTTACACGGAGGCGGAAACAACGGCTTTACAAGACTACATAGCCGATCATCTGGAGGAAGAGAACACCGTCTTCGACCTCCTTGAAGCGACAACGACAATGGAAGAACTCGACGCAGTTAGAAAACCTGTATGGCCGGAGGTGTAATCATGGCAAAGCATAAACTGGATAAGAAGAAACTGAAAGATAAGCGTGAAGTGAAAGACGCCATGAAGCTCGATGATGTTAAAAAGTCAACAGTATCGTCGCTGGCTGATCGGGTTATCGAGATTGAAAAATACATCGGAATACGTTAATTTCTAACTACAAGGTAGTCAAAAACAGGAGAGTAAAATGAGAATGTCTATTCGAGAAAAAGTTTCACATTTTGTATTAACAATCATCGCTGCTCTTCTGTTTTCTACACAGGTGTATGCAGAAGTAGCAAGCAACTTGACGAAGTATTTTCGGGATGATTTCCCTGGCACTGCTATACGCACTGACTACTGGAGTCTTCCGACATTGACAGGTGCGGCTGGGTATAGCGTTTCAGGTAATAACCTTGTAGTCACACTTACTACTGGAGCAACGGACAGCTTTACTCTTACAAGTAAAGACCCTATTACTTTACCGGCAAGGGCTTCGTTCGGCATAACAACTTCTGCTCGAAGTGCAAACCAGAACGTGTACTTGAGGCTTGCGTCAAAGTCTTACGTGGATTCTGGCGGGACTTCTGGTCACATGGCGCAATGGGACTTCAACGGTGTTACCGCTACTGTTGGAAATACGCAAACAGCGAACTTCGGGTACGCTGGAACTTCCACGGCAAGGTCTTCGCTTACTGCAACAACGACTGCAATGATCTATCAGATCTATGCGTCAGTTGATGATGTTCGTTTTGCTCAAGTAACGCCTGATAGTACAGCTACGAAAGTTGGTATGTTCGTTCACAATGCAAAGATACCAGATGTTAGAGAGCAGTATTACTTGCAGATTGTAGCGAAGAATACAGGCGCTTCTACTGCCCTTACTCTGACAGTTGACTTCGCACATGCTCAAGGGTATCAAGAGATGGTTATGGACGCTAACCATGTTGGCGATACCGGGGCTGGAATGTCAATCCCTGTAAATGTAACTTCTCAAACAGCGTCGAGTTCTCAGACAGTGGGCGGTCAAGCCGCGCATGATGCAGTCGTTTCAGGAAACCCTGTTCGTGTAGGCGCAAGGGCCGTTACAGCCAACTATGCTGCTGTCGCTTCTGGTGATGTAGCTGATAATATTTCTACTCTTGTTGGCGCTCAGATAGCTAAACCTTACTCGATCCCTGAAGCAGACTTCCATGCTATAGATCAGATTACGAACTCTGCTACAGCTCAACAGGCAAAGGCGGCAACTGCGGGCTTGAAGAACTACGTTACTCGACTCTCTTTATCCACGGCGACTCTTGGCGCTGCTGGTGAGATTCAAGTACGTAGTACGCCTATCGCCAGTACATCGGCCACTATCGCAAGTAACACCCTTGTAATGGCTGGATCGTATAACTGGAAAGTGGGGGATATGGTTTATGTAACAGCCTCGACTGTTACAGGGCTTACCGCTGCTAACTATTACTACATACTAACAGTGTCGGGGGCTAACCTTACGTTCGCCACAACTAGGGGTGGTTCAACTCTTGCTATCTCTGGAACGACTGTAAGCGCTACCTTGGCAAAGATTATGTATAGACAGCAGTTGCAGACTACGGCCCTACCAGCTACTCAAATTCAGTTCGATACCCCCGTTGATGGTGGAACAGGTCTTGCGATAGAGGTTGTTACGCCTGTCGCCATAGCTACTGGTCGTATAGATTGGAACATTGCTGGCTACGTAGCGCCGTAACTCTATGAGGATAGATTACTGCTCGGTTTCACCGGACCATCCCTTCGGTTATGATATAGCTGCTTGATGAGCCATTCACGATGAGGATTACGAATCGCAACTTAATACTAGACTAAATGCTGATATTAAGTTGCGAGAGTGAATCTCTCGAATAGCCGGTCGGGATATCGGCAATCACTATTACGCTGGGGTAAGGCTTTTTGGCGGAGTCTTTTGGGATTATCATAGAAGAATAAAGGAGAAAAATGATTCGATCAAACCTTATATTATTATCGGTTCTGATACTGCTTAGCGGTTGCGCTGATGGCGGTGTTATGAATATAACTAAACTTCCAATCTCGGACGAAACTGTTACTGCTTTATCAGGGGATATAACTGATACGTCAGTTCAGAAGGAGGCTTTGTTCTTCAAGGCGCACGAGGTACGGGATAAAGCTTATAAGAGCATGTATGCCCAATCAGGATTCAGCGTAGAGTTCGAGATGAAAGAAATATCTCCAGGCGTCTTTGTTCAGCTTATGAAAAAGGTTTCGTTTAGAGAAGCGCCTAAGTTCAACGATCCTCTTCCTCCTGGTCCTTCTATTCATCCAGGTTGGGCTACTGCCAACAACTTTATTGACAAAGGGTTCAACGCTCTTCTATGGTGGACAGGAATAACTCAAGGTGTTGATTTGCTAAAGAATGCGCAGAACAGGTCAGCTCCTCAGTATTATGGTAATTACAATCCTCAAACGGCTGAGCCTTATACCGTCCGGCCAGAAGTGATACTGGTGCAATAAACCAACTACCGAGTAGTTAAAAATATTTCTATTGGAGGTTAGCATGATGCTACTTGATTTGTTGAAAGCTCTCAAGATGGGTGAAGAACTAGAGAACCCAGCGGCCTGGAAAAATGCACAGGTTCTCACTAATATAATTGGGGGCATTATCGCTTTGGTGTTAAAGTATCTTCCGGCAGGGTATCAGCTACCAGATGACATAATGTCTCTTTTTGTGTCAGCTATAGTTGGTATCATAATCGCTGTAAACAGCTACATAACCTATGCGTCCTCGAAAAAGGTAGGTTTATGAACATCGACAAAGACGAAGTGACTATCCTTGGGGCGATAATCAGCTTCTGTATGATGATCTTGGGGATAGGTCGCCTGTATGAAAAACTCAAAGCGAGCGACCAAGCCCTTAGTGATAGGGTTCAGGTCGTAGAAAAGAGGCCAGCTATGGTGACACTTATAGAGTGCGACATGCGTAGGTCAGAATGCGAGAAGAGGAACAAGCTCCAATTCGACGCAGGGGCTAAGATGTTTGACGAAATAAAGGCTTTAATAGCTCACAATGATATTGCTAATGACGCTAGACATGCTGAGGCTATGGCTAGATACGGAGACATGATGAAGTACCTTATGGACATGAACAAGCAATGAAACAAGAACCTCTTCTACTTACTCAGTGCTGCGTCTGTAAGAAGTTCAAAGACGAAAAAGGACAGTACAGGGTTTATCTCCCTGTCTGTCCTTTCCTTCGTGTCAGTCACGGATATTGCAAAGACTGCATAGACGATATAGAGCGTAAGCGTGATGACAGATTAAACAAGCTCTAAATTATCATCGAAATACTTCTCTGCAACTAGCCACTGGTCTTCGTGGTTCTTAGGGTTTCTTGCTATCATGTCCCCAACTTTAGGACTCCCAGCCTCTGAGTCTGGAGCTGATACGCTTATCTTTTGCATATCTTCTCCAGGTATGTAAGGCCGCATTTCAGAAAATCCTTTTCTCCTGTATAGCATCCATTCGTTCATAACTACACCTCCCTATAAAATGAATGATCGTCAACTTCTCCGACCTCTACCATCTTCTTACGATCCCACGACTTAGGCCATCGCCCAGGTACGAGCCGAGGGTTGAAGTAATGTGTAGCCCCACTTAGGTTCGCTCCATCTTCCCATTCGGCCATTGCATCAAGGACGTTAAGAGTTACCTTGCCTATCTCCTTAGCCTCCTTCGCTGCTGTCATAAGCGATTTTGTCCAGCCCTCGTTGAAACAGGAGAACTGCATCGGCGCAAGAACTATTTCATGCACCGGCTTCTCCTTGTTGTTGCAGCGGTTAAGGATAACCTTCGTTACTGCCTTCTGGCCTACTGGCTTCTGGTCCCTCGCCTCAAGGAATACCGTCAGTATAAGCCAGAAGATGCCAGATCGAATGTCTTGTGAACTAATCATTTTTTACCTCCTTATGAGTTTAAGCATTTCATACTTCATCTTATTGGCGCTTGTATCTCTTGCGTTCTCTTCCTCTGCCAGCTTTGCTAACCTCTTCAGCTCGTCCTGAGTAGGCTTATGCCAGAGCTGGCTTACCCTAGCTTTTGCAGCCTTGTAGTTCTCTGCTGATACATCGTCAGCTAGTTCGGTGTCTACCCTAACGCCGTCCTTGATGATATCAGTAACCACTTGGCCGTGCTCGTCGAACCGCATGTAATGGCATGTGTGCATACCCTCTCCTTTTTAACTACACTGTAGTCAGTTTATAACTTGCTTCTGATTCTCAAGTATGATGTGAACGCAAGAGCTGTCACGTAGCGTAGCCTTTAGAAGTAGCCCCATAGCTTCAAAAATCATCTCTGAGCATACTACTTCAACTCCAGTTTCAAAAGCGGCCTTGAACATCTCCCGCTTTTCTATGCTGAAGTGGAACTTTTCGTCCTTTTGACAGCAAGCAAAGTCAGGACAGCATCTTCCGTTCTCTTCATCGTGAACATTTATTCCTTTACACCATAGCTCCAACTGGGTTTTTTCATCCATGTTCGTACCCTTTATCCTCTATGATTTTCTTGCAATGGTACAGTCTCATAAGAGTATTGAAAGCAATCTGTGCTGCGTGGTAGCAGCCTGTCTCCTCGTCAATTGCAAGAGGGTCAAGCTGACATTCTTCTAGGTGCCTCATTACTCCATCATAAAACCTTTCATCAGGGTCATCGAAAGGCTGAAGGCAGTTAAACTTTGCGTACTTCTTAACCCCGGCGTTCAAGCAGTCTGCAAGAGGCTCAAGGAGGGCTAGAGGAAGAGCGTGCCATTTCTGTTTCCCTTCATCTTTCTTCATGCCTTTAGCTTTCATAAACCCCTTCACCTCTTCTAATGTACTTACACTTCTCGGCATCTGCACTTTTGTGTTTACGGTATGCTCATCAGAAAAGCAAAAACGATTCAAGCACCGACCATCTTTTAGTAACTCCCACCCGCATCTTTCACAGGTAAGTATCTTATCGGTTCTAAGCGTTTCAGCTATCCTTAGTAGTTCATCTCGTTCAACATCCTTATCGCTCATTTTAACCCCCTTTGCTTTCTAAGCCTTGCTATGTACTCATCGTTGTCTCTACCAGACTGCAAGGCTTTCTTCTTACTGGCTATGGCATCGAGTTTATTCCAGCATTTATCATGGTAGATAATTCCCTCTACTATGATAAGTTCGGCTTTCATAACCCTCTTGCTGCATTCCTTGCAGTAGTTGTAACTCTCCCTTGCCTCTTTTTCCTTCTTATAATCTCTTGCCACTTTTCTTATTCTCCCTCCATTCTTTAAGATCAGTCATAAGACTTTGTTGCGTAGCGTCCTTCCTGTTTATTGCTGAAAAGATAGGTATATCAATTGTCCCTATCATTGTTAAAACGTGGTTAATAACTTTAGCGGATAGCTGTCCCATCCTTGCGAGCCTTGCTATATACTGCTCCCACTCCTCCAAGGACCATGTTAAGCTATACCAAATTATATCAGATCCACCAGCCTGTAGATTAAGCCCATGCGCTATAGACCCAGGATGCGCTAAGAACACTGGAAGCTTTCCTTCCTGCCATAGCCTTATGTTCTTTGTGTCATCGCTCTTCTTAGACTCTGAGTTTATGAATGGTACATCCCGCATTCGTAAGTGTCGTTTCAGGTAGTCTTGTATCATGTTCACTTCTTCTCTGAACTGTATAGCAACAAGTACGTTGTTACCGCTTAGAGACTGAATCAATTCTGCAAGAACCTTCAACCGCTCTTCGTGTATTTTAACTACCGTGTAGTCAGATTTATAGACGAACCCGGATATGAATTGCCGTAGCTTCTGCGCTTTAGCCTGTTGATTAAGAGCGTGTATGCTGTACCCTGAGTCAATAGTCGTGAACAAGTCCTCTTCAAGTTCATCGTATTGCTTCTTCAGTTTCTCAGGTAATGCAAACTTTATCAAGTTATTATGTACTATCGGTATTCCTTCCTGGTCCTTCTGGTCTACTACTATAACAAGGTCTGCTATCGAGTCCACTATCTCTTTCTTCGCACCTTTCTTCAGGAAGTAGCCATGCCGGTGATCGTCTTTGAAGAAGTACCGCCTTCTGTATTCAGTTATATTCTGACCTAACCGCTTGCCCCTATCGAGGAGGTATATCTGCGACCATAGATCCTCTAAAGAATTAGGAGCAGGAGAGCCTGATAGTATTGTTATCCTGGGTATGAACCTTCCAAGCTTATGGATTATGTCAGTCCTTATAGCAGCATGGTTCTTTATCCATGTTGATTCGTCTACGATCATAGCATCAAAGTGACAGAATAAATCTCTATGATCGTATAGCCACTTAGCTCCTTCAAAGTTTATAGCAAGTATGTCGCAGTCCCTTGCAGCTATAAGGTCTTCCTTCTTACTCTTACCATGTATGAAGGCGTATGTAAGATGCTTGGTATGATCCCATTTTCTTATTTCGTCTAGCCAAGTTATTTCAGCTACACGCAAAGGCGCGAACAGTATTACCCTTCGCATCATGGTCATTTCATACATAAGAAGGTCTATCACTGTCAAGCAGGATACGGTTTTCCCTGTACCCATGCGCATGAAAGCCCCCGATCTTGGGGTCTTCAGCATGAACTTGATAGCCTCTTCCTGCTTCTTCATCGGTAAGAATTTCATTTCATTAAGTACGGTGGAAGTTCTGGTATTAAGCCATTTGCAAGTATCCATTTAACAATGTCAACTACCATGTCAAGTTGCCCGAAGCAGTCTACAACAAACACAACTACGCCAAGTTCTCTTCTTTCAGCATGGTCTATCTGCTGGTTCGTTGTGGCTATTTCTCCAGGCTTCTTAAACTCTATGAAGAACACGAAAGCTGATGGGAAATCTGGAGCAGCGCAAAGCCTATCAGGTACAGATCGTCTTTCAGGACTCGTGTACTTTTCAAAAGTCCACTTTAGCTTCTTGAATACCTTAGCTCCATAAGCCTCTATGTCCTTTTCAAGAAGGTAGCGTCCTGTCCTATTCTTCTTCTGCTTTATCGGTGGCGGTAAGTTCTTGAATGGCATTGTCATCCTCAAGTAGCATAGCTAAAGCTTTTCTCTTCGCGTTTATTATCAATGACTGAAGCTCAAGCGATTTCTGTATTGTGCCTCTTGTTTTAAAAACTCTCCAGTCTATACGATCTAGCATGTCGTCTATACTGTATCGCACCCGTTCAAGCTCTGCTCTTTCTTCTGGTTTCATATCCCCTCCTCATAAATTCGTATTCCTCTTGAGTCTACTTTTCCTCTGAAACGGAATTTGTAAACATAATAACGTTCATCTTTCGGAATAGCACCGTTATCATTAAGCAGCTTTGTTTCAGGAGTAAGTAGAAACGGAAAGTCTATTGCACCTACATGCGGATTAGATATTTCTATCTCCTTTTTCCACCCTTGTATTTCGAGTATAACTTTCATACTAGCCCCTTATCAATTGCCAGCCATTCTGGCATTGTTACTGTTGATGTTCCGTCCTGGTTATCAGTTACATCAAGAACCTGACTTCTAGGAACCCAGGCTTGACCGTCTCCATAGTCAAGGAGATAAGCTCTATCGGTCATGTGTACTATACGGAACGATCCTTCTACATAGTTACCCTCGATAGCAAATATCCTTTTCATTTTCAACTACCTCGTAGTTATTTTTTGAACCTGTAGCCCTCCCAGCAATCAGCGTCGAGAGGAAATCTGTAAGCCCATTTAGGTACAACGCACATAAGCTCTTCGTACATCTTTACAGTGTATCTCGCATCGTCAGGAACTTGGCTCTGCTGTTCATCGTGTACACTCAGAACAAGATCAAGCCCAGCTTTAGCTGTTCTCAAATGCGCTTCCATTAACAAGTCCCTGCAAAGACCTTGAACCGCTGACTGAAAGAAGCTTGGCCCTGTTATAAAACGATCAGACCATTGCTTAGTATAGCTGTCTACCCACTTAGCAACTACAGTCTTTCTCAAATACCCCTTATAAAATTCTTCATGTATTTTTGGAAATGGAAATGAAAGTTTTCTACCACTCGGAAGTATAAGGAACAAGTACCGTCCATACAGTATGAACTTGAACCTTGTATCAGCTCCGTCCTCATTGGTAGTCGGGTATTTATAAACGCCTGGATCTTCCATAGCCTCTACTGCTGCATTCCCGAAAGCGTACCATGTGCTAACAAGTTTTCTTCTGGCTTTACGAAAATCTTTTATGTGCTTCTTCGCGTCTTCTTCTGCAACGTGAATGCCCATCTTATGAGCCATGTTTAAGATAGCCTGATAAGCGCCACCAAAACCTCCAGCAAGAACGCATATCTTCCCCGCTTGCCTTTGCTCTTTTGTAACGTAGGCTATTACAGTGCCATACATCTTAGCCGCTGTTATCCTATAAGGATCTTCACCTCTACCAAGCTGTTCGAGAACGTCCCACTCACGAGCAGCCCAAGCAGAACCGCGCATTTCAATCCCTTTTAGATCCCCATTCAGAAACTTCTTACCAGGGAAAGCCTTTATAACTGATCTTACTAATCCTGAAGCTGCTTCTAGTACCCCGCGCCAAGCCCTCAAAAAGTTGTAGTCGTCATCAACAAATGCTTCGATTATAGGCTCTGGTTCTTTCTCCCCTTCTGCTGGAAGATTCTGAACTTGAAAGCCAGCTCCAGCTAATCGGCCAGTATTAGCTTTATGGTATATCAGGTTGTTCTTAACTGTCCCATCATTGCAGATAGAATTGAGAATCGCTTTGTACTTGGCATTAGCTGTTCTCGTTATGGCTTGAGCTAAGTGCAGTGCTTCTACTACATGCCTATACTCAGGTTTATTTTTTATATCTTCAAGAGTATCTCTGAAGGTTTCCTTTTGCGTGTTGTCTATCTGTAAGCCATTGGCTTGAAGCCAGCTAAGAAACTGCGCTCTTTCGGTAGGGGATCTTACTCCAGTTATCAGGTGGAAGCGAACTCTCAGAGCTGCTGTTTCTTCTTCTACTCCACGTTCTATCGCTCTTACTGCTGTTATGTCTATGGGCAAACCACGCTCGTTCATCCGAGCTATCTCGATCATAATCTCCCGTTCAATACCCTCTACTGCGAATGGAAGCATAGCGTAAATCTCTCGCTCTGCTTTCACATCCGTCTTGCAGTAATCGTACAGAAGAGCATAGTCTCTTATGAAGTCTTCACGTTCTCTGAACTGCCCCTTCTTTTTACCGGCTGATATAGGCTTACACAGTTTTTGTATGAGCGCCTTGCCTATATTGTCCTTCTTTATTGAAGCGCCTACTGCTTCGCCACACTTCTCTAAAGATCCAGGTAAAGCAAGAGCAAGAGCGTCAGACATTGTGTCATAATACTGTTCGAGCTTGGGTGTATCCCACCCCAACTTCGGTCCTGCTATAACTTCAAAGATGGCGCGCTCAAAAGACATAGCGTTCCATCCGTGTATTTTCTTTCCAAGTTTTATCCATCGCATAAGCTCTTCCGGCTTACGCATTCCCGCCATCCAGATCCGAGGCGCTTCAGATCCTATGGTGTAGGCCAAGCACAGTATTTCTGTACTAGGATCTTCTGCATATCGCCATGCTCCAACTTCTGTCAGATCCGCTCTGCTCCTCGTTTCAAAGTCAAGGAATACATCATCGGTAGTTATCTTCATTTTTGACTACCTTGTAGTTGCCCTCCCCATTTCTGAGGAGGGCGTAGAAATTAACCTAACAGAGACATGAGGTCATCGTTCGACTTGTCCCCACCGCCGAATACGCTGAGAAGATCATCGGCTGCATTATCACTCAGCCCTTCAGAAAGCATAGCGCCATACAGATCGTTAGCCGCTGAGTCGATGCTGTCCTTGGAGGGGCCACCACCGAAACGCTCGCCTTCTTTGATAAGAGTAATGCCATTCAGAGCGCAAGCTATACCTTTGTTCTTGTTGCTGAATGGGTAGAAGTTAATGTCGAATACACACCAGTCACCTGACTCGATGATACCTGATTCTTCAACCTCTTTACCATGCGCCTTGAGTCTTGGCCTTTTGTGGGCTTCCATTCTCTTGGCAGTAAAGTGATGATTACCAGCGTATGCAGAATACTTATCAGGGTCATCATGCGCCTTCTTGTCACCATCCTTGATAGGAAGATCAAGTTCAGACGGACGTTTTCCGCCCCACTTTTTCTTGATCCCTATCTCGATGGCGTCCTTAATCCCTTGAACGAGCACAGCCATGACTGCTTTCGGTGCATCCTTCGGAATAAGAACAGCAGTCTTGTAGCTTTTGTTACCTTCAGGCTTGTCCTTATCGTCAGGAGTAGGCTCCAGCACGTAGCAGTAAGAAGCTCTTCCTGCGACTACAATACGTACTTGGTTTGCATCGGTTTCCAATCGCTTTGCTTTAATCTCTAATGAGTTCATGTGTTTTTTCCTTTTGCTTAATGTTTTTTCAACTACAATGTAGTCAAATGTCGTTCAATAGATTGTCGATAAAATCTGGTTCGTCACTGAAAAGGCTATCTACAAAGTCGTCTATGCTTTCCTCCTTCGGGTTAAGGTCAAACAGATCGTCAATGATATCGTCAACTGAAGCGAACAGAACTGCGTCCCTCGGATCGCTTTCAGGTACAAGGATCTTTGATCCAGCTACCCACTCCACCTGTTCTTTGAAGGCTTCTATAGCCTTCGCGCTGTCAAGCTTTTCAGTCCTCTTGAGAAGCGTTTCAGCTTGAGGTGCGGTTATTAATGACTGTTTGTATCGGTCCTCTTTGCGTACTCCTTTCTTACGCAAGAACTCTTCAGCTTCTTTTTCATCCTTCCAAGACCGCTTGCCTTTACCTTCTACGATCTTGAACCCAGGAACTTCCTCGCCATCAAGGGCCATCTCAGTTGCTACAGCCCAGGCGGTTTTCTGCAATTGGGTTAATGCCGGTTCGTACTTCATAAGCTTAAAGAAGAATGGCAAGTTCTCCCGTGATGGTATTGATCTAGGTGTATTCTCATCCACCATGTACTCATCCATCAGGTTGTCCATCTCGCCGTTAAGAACTTTGCACTTACCAGCTCTTTCCAGCTTGCAATACTTAGCCCCGCAATGTTCCCCTACAGTGAAACAAGTTTTACCAGATATGATAGCAGCTTGTTTTGGGGCCAGCTTTTTAACGTCCCAGTCCATTAGAGTAGGCACTTGGATTGAGAATATCGGGGCTTCATGTGATATCTTCGGTTGAACTATAGCCATTACTACACGAGAAGCTTCTTGAAAAAGTTCTTCAATTGCTGCAAGCGAGTAGATCATAAGCTGGCTATTATATGTTACCTCTACCCGAACTCTTCCGAACTTGTAGTCTATAACATACAATGCCTTCTGTTCAGGATCATAAGCGAGAATGTCAACAGTGCCAAAGCAGTCTGTCCTCCAGCCTCCTTGCGACACTTTCTTCTCGGTAAAGATTGTTGTCTTGTCAGAGCAGTCCCTTAGTACATACTTAGCAGCTTTAACTGCTGTAAATACTTCGTCCCAATCGCCCTGATCCAAGCCATCAGGTATAGCCCCTTTCGGATCGAGATTACCAAGAAACATTTGCTCTGCGTAATGGTGCATCAGAGTTCCTCTATCAGCATCCGCCGAAGATTGCCCTTGAAGTCCAGCGTCAATAATCGCTTGCGGCGATGCTGTGCATTCGAGCCATACGGCAGAAGCTGACGGAGATAATAGCTTACTATGCTCCGCCATTATAACTACCTCGTAGTTGAATTTTAATTTGCTGCTCGGCATATTTCGCCAGCATGCACGCCGATATTTTTTCCACTGGACACAGCAAAAACGATACTACTTCTTGCTCTCGAAGGCTTTCATAACGTCAATGAAACTCTGACGCTTGTCGTCTTTGATAGCGCTGAGCTGGGTAACTCCCAGCTTCTTCATAACAGACTGCAAGAAAGTATTCGTGGCGTCCTTTCCCTTTGCTCCAATGGCGGTGGTGATCGCCTTCTTGATATCTTCAACAGTCGGGGTGGCCGGTACTTCAGGCTCAGCTTCACCACCCATCAGGGACTCAAGATCATTCGCATCAGAACTACCATCACCGAGCAGGTCATCAAAGCTCTCTTCCTCAACGACAGCAGGAGCTTCAGGCGTTCCCAGAGGGGTGGAGCCAAGCATATTGGTGAGAAGAACAAGACCATTTTGTACGTCAGCTACGTCTTCGAGATTGATTACGAGTTTCATTTTTATTCTCCTTGTTTTTGACTACCGAGTAGTCGTTTTTATAAAGTGTCCAAAAGTTTTTCCAAGCCATCATCAGTTTTAACAGATTTAGGAAACATCACATATATCTTATCGTCTACTTTTGTGTACCTCCTTTCAACTAACAGTTCATAAGGCTCAACTTTAAAGTTACTCCACCGGCTTATCATAAGCGCTGTCTCAAGCGAAGGCGTAGCTTTACCCTTAATGATATGAGCTATCGCCACGATGCTTGGCCCTCCACCAAACATGGCCTTTAACCCTCGCTCAACATCTTTAATTTTTAGATTGTTGTGTTTAATGTATTCTTCGAGTTTCATGTTTTTTCCCCTATGCTTATATTATAATACCTATCATACTGATTGTCAAGTTTCACTAACTATAAACATTTATCCTCTTCTCGAACTTCCATTTCTTTATTCCCCCAGCCCTGAAGTTGTCTAGTTCATACCCAGTAGTAACTTGAATGTCATTCTTTATCCTCGCTACGAGTATTCCAAAAGCCCTCGGTGTACCTGGGATGTGCTTAGTAGACACCTCTATATAAGAGCCTCCGACTCTAAGCTCTTCCCCGGCTTTCTCATTTATGAATGTCTTGAACTTATAATACATCTCGGTGGCCGTAAGATGAACATCCCCTCCATGAAAAGTTTCAGTGTCATTGCTGATCCAAGCAATAACTTGAGCAGACGGAGCTGACAAGAGCGCCTCGTTAATATCTCTAGCCCTCTTCCTCTCTTCTATCTTCTGCTCTATCTTCTTCTCATCGCCTCGGAGGTATCCAACGTGTTTCATAACTACTTTTCTAGCGATGATGCCCCATAGGTCACGAGCGTTAAGGTCCATCTTAGCAGCTCTTCTCGCGTTTACGTCTTTGATTACACGAGCTACGAGAAGGAAAAGCCCCATTCGCATATTCGCTTTCTCTTTTTCCCACAAAGCATAGATATCTCCAACGTGTACTTTCTTCTTCTTCGTTACAGCTACACTGAATGAACGCGACCGCAGATCCTGGTTCGTTATGACCGGACCAAGAGCTGTCAGTATCAGAGGTTTCTTAATAACCAATCGTAAAAACTCTTGGGTGTACATTACCCGTAAGTCAAACTTCCAACCTGTAGCAATGCTGCATAGAAGATCCTGCATAGCTGGCGTTATGTTGCTAAGGTTGTCTATTATCGTTACGTGTCTTGACCTCAGAATTTTTGCTAAGTCCTCCTTCTTATAGAACCCATTGTGTAAGTCCTGGCCTTCACGTATATCCGAACTTGTTGGGTCTATAAGCTCTTTCGTGAACAAAGCGGAAACAGTTTTACCGTCACCAGATGCACCAGTGAACTCTAAAAGATGCGCTGTTCCAGTATTTATTACTGCTGCTATCTGCCAAGCTATAACGTCGATAAGAGATTCTGCATCTTCAACAGTAACAAACTTTCTCATGCTTGATATGAAGCCTGATATCAGCTTGTTCTCTTTCCCTATAGTAGGCTTCTCACAGTAGTTAAGCTCTATTGGTTGGAGCATTCTGTCTGTTGACCATATTACAGGAGACTGCAAACTTGGTATTAATCTAACTCCAGTCTCTTCAACTACACAGGTAGTCATTTCCTTATCAATGACTCCGAGATTTATGTATGTTATGTTCTTTCCATTTTTTATCTCGGTGTAGAACCTGTTCTCTACAACAGCCCTATGGAATGGGCTTGTGTTAGTGTCCCTTGATCTTGATACAAGAACCTTCATCAAGTTACGTTCAAAGTTTTGAGGAACAGCGTCAGAGAAAAGTTCTATCGCTTTTGTGTATAGATCGCTCTCTACCCCACCGTCTATACCTACAAGGCTGTAGCTCTTTCCGTTATCACGCTTGCAGTATAAGCCCTGATCTATCGTGCCTTCTATCCAATTAAAAGCCCCGAAGATCTGGTCCATCATCGAGCCTATATCTGTCTTATTAAAAGAGCTTAGAGCCTTGTCTATGTCTGCTATATTGACTACGCCTTTCAGCTTTGTCTTTACTATAGCTCGGACTTGCGACCACTTGCCTGGATCTTTAGCACGTATTGTCCTATAGATTTCGATCATGTCCCGATCAAAAAGTATAGACGGATTGGCTCCAGCTATAACCTTCTTCAGCGCCTTGGCTACCTCGGCGGCTTTTGCGTCTGTTCCCTCTCCAAAATTCTTTTTAAGAGCAGTTGCCAGATACCCTCGAAATCTGTTCTTGTCGTAATAGTCACGGTCTTTCTTGTTGTCAGCCCTTATTCCATTGGTGTTTATTGCTTGCCATGCCAAGTTAAATATTTTTTCAACATAATAATTCAGGTTCTGCTCTACAACTTTATTGCCTACACTTTGAACTAACTGAGCACAGGCTCTATAAGCAGGATCGTTTATGCCATGCTGAGCTGTCCCGCATAGCTTGATCGACTCCTCCCACGTATCTCCCACCTTATCTGTATTACTGACTACAGATGTAGTTGAGATAGCTGAGTTGAACGCTGACGTTGTTGCTATTACAGTATTAAAATGTTCCACCAAGGCAGCCTTGTCCACAGAAGGTGCAAGGTTGTCACAATGCAAAGTAAGCCGAAGGGAATCGGGTAAGGGGTCCACGAACCCTTTACAGACTCTTCTTGATATGAAGTCCGGCTGCACTTGGCGGAACATAGCTGGATCTATTTTGTACTCTGGATTTCCTTTATTGTAGGACATTGCCCACTCTCGAAGCAGAACAATGTCCACGTTATCAGATATCTCATAGTAAACATGCGCTCTAAGTCGCCTGTAATTCCAGAAGGAGCTTGACAAGAGGACGCAAAAAGACACGCCAGCAAGAGGGGTTATACCCATTCGCTTGCATACGATTTCGATTATCGTTTCACGTATCCCTTCAGGAGTCTTTAGGCTGAACCCTTCGGGTACAGGAGTATCATCACAGTCTATAAGAAGCAAACGAGTTCCAGCGTTGACAAAGTTCTCGTTGTTTCTCTCTACTGTACCTGATAGATCGTTCCTGGGCTTTCCAGCTATACGAAATAACGGCGCGTCTGAACACTTCTGCAATGTATCATAGAACCCCCTTATACCATCGACAGTTATCTCCTTGAACTTGAAATACTTTCCAAGGTCATAGGCAACGGTCAATACTGGTTTACCATCATTAAGCTCGAAAGTCTTGGCAACTACGGCATTCGATTGAACTGGACGAAGTAGTGTTATTGGTATCATATATTAGCCCTTTGAATTGTGACAAGACTTAATTATACCCTGATATCAGCTACTTGTCAAGAACTTTCTCTATACACCTCTCTGGCAGTGTACTTTACCCAGAATGGAGGATGCCCAAACAAGACCGCTGGTTTTCTCCCGACAAGTATAGGTCCGTATTGATCGCATAGACCTAGCCCTTTTTCTATAACCCCAGGAAGTGCTATGTCAATTATGATCGGACTATACGCAGAAGGTCCGTATGATAACCAAGCATGAAACTCATACGGAGGATTATACTCGTACCCATAGCTTGACCTCATGTCTTTGCTATGGACGAAGCAGGAGCCAAGTACAACAGTTCCCCCTAACTCCACTCCTCCAATCTCGTTCATGTGCTTCTTAGCAATCAGCGCTTTCTGCAAGCAGTTCCAGTAAGGGTTAAGCCCTTTGCAGTCTGCTATCATAGCGCGTATTAGCTCAATAGCTCTACTGTAACACACTCTCGGTAACGTATCGAACTCTTCAAGCCCAGTCATTACCCGTTCTTTGTCCTCGTGTATGGTAGAAAATGCAGTCGTTATGCTGTCGTTCATATCATACTCCTTGACTACCGTGTAGTCATTTTTATCGTTCGTCTTTTTCAACCCAGTTTATGAGCACGTTAAACAAAAGTTCAAGGGCCAGCGCTAAGAGCGCAAGCCCTCCCCCTATAAGAAGAACAGTGACAAGCGCTCTCACAATCATTTGCCTCCTTTGAAGACTATAGCCTCACCGAATGGCGGATCAAATTTTCTAAAGTCCTGCCAGATCATCCACATAACAGGGAATGAAGGAGCAGGAGGAAACAGCGAACAGAACCCATCCGTCATGTACACTGCAACGTCTGGTACGATACCGTTATCTTCGAGGTACTTGAAAGCCGGTCTGAAGTCAGTCCCACCCCTTCCAGCAGGTTCGAGTTCCACCTCTTCCCCTTCCTCAAACATGCGTGGATTATGCACACTTGTATCACACCATAAAACATGCAGCTCTTCCGGCTGAACATCTTCCATAAGCCCGACGACTTCAGAGGCCATCTCTTTTATCTGCTTCATCGACATGCTGCCAGATGTGTCACCGATGAAAGCTACTATAGGACCACGCTCAGAATACAATGAAGGCAGTATCACTTCATCCGATTTTTTGTTCGGGTAACGGTAGGTGTAATCGTCCTTGCCTGTAGTGACCGTCATGTACTCAGCGAAAGCGTCTTTCCAGTTTATCTCTGGCTTGAGGAGCTTGTCGAGAAAAGCGGTAAGCTCTGGAGTCATAAAACCCATCATCTTAGCAGACTGAACAGCCTCTTGCTGCTTCTGCTCGTGCTTCTCTAACAGCTCCTCACGCTTGGATTGTTTTTGACTACCTTGTAGTTGATCTTCGGACTCCTCTTCCCCATCCTTCATGTCCGGTGATCCCTCTACCTCACCCTCCTCCTCTTCATTATGCTTAGGGTTAGACTTTCTTCCCTGGTCCTCGTTCTTCTCCATAGCCGCATAGATTTCCTCGAAGGCCATGTCCTTCCACTCGAACTTAAAGTGCGCTCCTCTAGGGAGCTGTAGACCTGACAAATGAAGCATCGAGTTAATGGCTACGTCCATAGCCACCTGCTGCTTGTCGTTGTCCCAGTCGTCGTGAAACCGCAAAGGATGACCAAGGAAATTATGCCCCAGTTCATGCAGGAACATAAAAAACTGCTCTTCTGGAGTCTTATCGGCAAGAAATTGCGGGTTAAATTTTATAACTTTCCCATCCGTACTGAGCGTCTTGATGCTTTCGTCAGCAACGAAAGGAGCCTCTACAAGGAAGTGTATGAACAGCGGATACCGAATCGCTATCATAGCCCGAATGTCTTCAATGTTTATCAGCTTCTTCATTTCTCGCTCCAATAGGAAGAAATAATATATAGATTTCTGTCTTTTTCCAAGTCCAGACTTTGCGCTTACCGAACCAGCCAGTAGCACCGTTCATCTGGATATTTAAAGAGTCTTTCATTGGATTACTTGAAAAGTCTATCACTCCAAGAAACTTGTAACCCTCGCTGTTAATGCACAGCACATCAGATCCAACTACAAGATCCGAGAAATAGACCTTATCTGCTCTTACCCCTATTGATCTTTCCGTATTCATCATTTCTCTCCTCCTTGACTACCTTGTAGTTAAAAAGCTGTGTTGCCCCGTTGCAGGGCTGCCAGATAGATCGTCGCGTTCTCAGCGCACCATGTTTTAGCCTCAAGGGTATTGATTAAAGGACTCTTGAGAGCTGATATCGTGCGCATGAATACGACTTGATACTCCTTCGCAAACTTCCTGATAATCTGGAACACCTTGTCAGAGTGGTTCTCTTTACCCATGTTGGCAAGTAAACCGATTATGGCATACCTTACATCAAGGCTGTGGTTAATCTCGAAGTTATCGGGATCTGCAATAATCTCCTCGTACCTTGGAATAGATTTATAGAGCTTACAGAAAGCCGCAAACCTGCTTCCATGCTTCTCGCCTATAGCAGAAGAGCACACTTTTTCGATGAAAGAACTGTTCTCACAGTCCTTCAAGTTGTTCATGTATTTTCCAAGCTTCTCCCATAACCGAGGACATGGGCTATTCTCCATCCCTATGTTTGGATTCCACTCGTGCAACGCGCCTGGAGTGAAGTTCAAATAATCGGTAAGAACGTGAGGCAATCCTTTCGCATAGGCAAAATCTCTAAAGCTATCAAGATCGGCTACGAGTTCAACGATTATGCCGAACCGCGACTTGACTGGTTCGAGTAATCCCTTGACTCCTGCTTTGTCCTCACGGCTGTTTGTAGCTGCTATGATGTGCACACAATCAGGTAGTTTTGACTCGTTCAATTGCCGACTACCGAGTAGTTGCATCCACCCTGCTTGAACTGCACCTGGAGCCTGACCGAAGTCATCTGCCATTAAGATCGTCGGCTTTTTAGCGTGCATCAACCTTAGCTGCTGGCCGAAGTAGAGAAAAGTTGCGTAGTCCTCTTGGTAAGTTTTCGTTTCGGTGTTGCCAAGCATGGCGTCGAGTTCGTCCGGCTCCTCTACGACTGTACGAGTTGCTTTTGATGGAAAACCTTGCCGGTTCGTCGGATCTTCCACCGCCGGATGTGCAAGCTCTACTGTATAGTCGTAGGCTTTCGCGAAGTCAAATACCCCGACTGTTTTTCCTATCCCAGGCTTGCCTACTATCAGAAGATTTTCCCCAGTCTCGATAGACAATTTTATGAAGTTTGGGAGTTCAGCATGTGTGATTTTTGGTAACATAATTCACCTCTATTGAAAATTTTTATAACGCTAGCAGATTGAATATCACGAGTGAAATGAATACCGTTTTTTCTCTTTATCCCATATAGCGCCGATAACGAACTGGCGATTATCAGCCTTCCTTGAGAACACGGCATAAAGGTCTAACCCTTTTCCATCATGGGATATTGTCACCTTGTCAAAAGAGTTAAAACCATAGCAAGAGAAGTAGCCGATTGCCTGACGCAAACCTTTTTCCTCTTCTTCTCCAGCTAACTCGAATCTCATAACGTCAATATTAATCCTGATATCTCTTTCCATAGTTCACCTCTTTTGACTACTTGGTAGTTGAAAAATTGACTAAATCTGAGTTAAGTATCCGATAATACTGATAAAGTCCGTATTTCAGACCTATCTCTATCCTGTCCGGTTCGCGTTTCCACCTTTTAACGGAGGTTACTTTGAAGCGCTTGCCATTATGAAATATGATATCGCCAGCACGTAACTTTTTTGCCTGTTCCAATTCCATAGCTTTCCTCCTGTCAGTCGATTATGAAAAACGTGTAGGGTACTATACCTCAAAAGAAAATGAGCGTACAGACGATCCTACGCGCTCCCTTTACGTAAACGTCAACTACATGGTAGTTGAAAAGGCTGTAAAGCTTTTTCTGCTCTACAGCTTTTCGAGTTGCTTAGCGCTTAACCTTCAATCTGGAGTTGATTGTCGTCTATAACATGGTATTCAACGTCAATTGTATTGCTTTCCATATCGGCGTCAACTCTGAGCGCTTCTATCAATTGTACCTCGTGAATCTTGCCTTGTGTGAAAGCATCGACTAATGCGAGAACTTCAACGGCTGATAATCCTTTCATAATGTTTCTCCTGTTCTTTCCTGTTTTATCCTGATTAGGTCAGGTGCCTTGTTTGCCAATACTGGAAAAGAGCTAGGCTGTAAAAGTCTAGCTCTTCACACTATCGACAAGCTATTAGTTTAAGGCAGACAAAAGGTCATTCTCTTCATTAAGACTTTCGAGCGGGTCTGATTCGTCCATTGCAGCAATAACGGATTTGTCAGTCTCCAGCCAACTTTTCAAGTCTTCAAGCTTGAGTTTTGCGGCAAGTCTGGACATTTCGGCAAGGATTTTATCAACTGATTTTTCATCGACTGTAGACTTAACGGCTGTTTTGGCTGTTTCTTTTGTCGGATCTTTCTTAAAGGCATTAGGATTAAGCTTAGAAAACATCCGGGCGGCACGATTCACCATATGACCGGCACCAGTAAGGCCATTTGCCTTTTCTGCTTCATACGCGCCTTTATATCCAGCCGGTACAGTATAGCCATCGACTTCAAAAGGTACTCCATCTTTATCCGTCTTATTAGGCCACATTCCTTCCTTGTGTAGATCGGCAATTAAACCAGATACCGAAAAGACATACTTGTCGGCAATCGGCTGCCAAATAGAAACAACTTCTTTTTCCGTTTTTTCCGTTACCTCTACAGCCTTAGCGAGTAGATCGAAAGTGGGATGACCTTTTGAAGGATTTTCCGGCTGTTTGGGAGCAACTTTGACCGCCGGAACAGTAGGTACTACTTTGTCGGACTTCGCTTTTCCCGGTCCTTTTGCCCCTACTTCTGTTTGCTGTTTTGCCGGTGATTGCTCGCGTACTCCTTCAGCCGGAACAGTAGTATTAACAGGCGCAACGGGAACTGCTGAAGGCTGTGTAAGTCCCTCTTCTGCAACAAAGGCAATTGCAGCGCCTTTTACCATTGCCTGGATGAGCTTAGCCAATTGCGAATCAGTGCATTTAGTCAAAGGGATTTTCTGATTGCTTTCGGGCCCGTTTAAAATAACCTGCGCTTTCTGAAAAGCTATTGAGCAATCGCCTTTAGAGAATACACCTTTTTTCTCAGTCCATCCGTTTTTGGTAAGAGATGCTTTAAACTTGGTTACATTGATATACGTTGCCATTGTTTTTTCTCCTTCTTTGTTGGTTGCTGGTTTGACTACTTGAGTAGTCGGCTGTTTCGGCACTATGCCCTTGGAAACTACATTATAATAACTATTATCTATTAAGTCAACTATTGCCTTTAAATCAGCCTTTTGAGCCATATCGAAAGTCTTTTTTACTGTTCCACCGACTACAAAAACAGTTTGCGCCACAAATCTGATTGCTACTTTTTCGCTTTCTGAAAGCTGGAGCTGAAATGTATTGTTGTCGGTCTGAACAGCCATTGCATTTAACAGCCTAGTGTTAAAGCTCGCTCTAACCTTGTCGATTGTCGATTGATCTAATGATAAGGAGTTGATTACTGCTTTTTGTACTTTGTCTTGCTGAATCTTGGTGGTCGTAGTTGCTTTTCTCATGATGTTACCTCGTTTGTGTTTTTGCTGGTTTATGTGGTTTTTCGTCCTTGCCGTTCCCTGTATGAAAAACAATACAAGGAAACTCAAATATACAGCATCTGATTTTTATTGCAAGCTTATAATGAAAAATAGTTTCGACTACCATGTGGTTAAAAAGTAAAGTGGACTTTAAAAAGTGGCGTAAATGAGCTAAGTATCTGATTTTATTATACATGAAAGTCGAGTTGCTGTTTTTATATAGTGGACTTTAAAAAAGAAAGTGGACTTTAAAAAAGAAAGTGGACTTTGCATATAGTGGACTTTAAAAAAGAAAGTGGACTTTAAAAAAGAAAGTGGACTTTGCATATAGTGGACTTTAAAAAAGAAAGTGGACTTTAAAAACCTTCAAAAAATCGCAAAAAATCACATATAGTGGACTTGTTGTTTTTGCTTAAAAAGATATAGTGGACTTTTATTTTTGCATCGGTGTAAGTTGCTGTTTTCGTTCAGTAAATGATAGAAACGTGTATGTGCTGTGTATGTGGTGTGTATGTCAGTTGCATGCTGTATGTGCTCAATGTATCGTGTATTTTTGAAGTTTGGTAATCTTGGTATACCTCTTTTCTCTTAAAGAAGAGAATGAGAGAGTTTTGAAAAATTCGGATTTTTGTGAAAGTGGACTATAGGTATTTGTCTTCTCTTCTTATAGGCTTTTGATAAAAAAAGTATACTGAAACGACCAAACAGCCAAATCAGTATATATATCAGGTAGTTAAGCCATGCAATCTACGTACACTCTACGTACACACCACATACACAAATTCCGAATTATGTAATATAATCAGGTGCTTACAACTATGTCACTTTTAAAGTCCACTATATCTTTTTAGGCGAAAACATATAGCCCACTATTCTAATAATAATATCAGGTAGTTACATCGATACAAAATTAAAGTCCACTATATAGAGCGCTATTTTCGTTAATGATATTGAGTAGTTACACCGATGCAAAAATAAAAGTCCACTATAGTTATGAGTAATTTCAATTACTTAGCTCATTTCAACTACACGGGTAGTTGCGCCTGCTATCTCTTCAGCTCATCCGCTCTTCAGCTCATCCGCTCTTCCTTTATATTAGGTGTATTGCCTCCTGTGCTCTACTCTATATTGTTTCGAGGTAGGCGCTACCTTATTCTGTATGTCAGGAGGCTATCAGATAACGACAGGCGGCATTGGTTAGATCGGGCGTGCATGTGTACGGCGTGCGTCAGGCAGGAGGGGGTGGGGGAAATTGCGGAGCTGGTAATATACGTTAGGTGCACACACGAATTTTTCTACAATTTTTTATTACTATTCCCGCCACGCTACTATTATCCAATTTTTCTACAATTTTTTATTACTATTTCCGCCACGCTACTATTATCGCCTTTTTCAACCACCATGCCACTCCACTTTATTCGCTTTTCCACTATTCCCGCCACACTTCCAAAATATTTTTTTACAAAATTTTTTAACTACCGTGTAGTCACATTGACAATATAGGAATAAGATGTTACAATAGATTAATAACTTAACCACGATAGGAGTTAATATGACAAACTTAATGATGCAAGATCCGGATTTATTGAAGCTTATGATAGATCTGTACTTCGAGGCTCGCCTAATAGCAGAAGAGCCACCCACAGTTCCAGGTCTAGCCCTTGCAATGGGGTTCAATCGCGTACAAGATATAGTCCGAGTGCTACAAAGAGCAGAAGATGAGGAAGAATTTCCAGATGATCGGAAAACATATCCAGAAGAATCAGTTTCATACGTCCTAAGAGCGCTCACGACGATAGAGGATATGTATATTTCGTCTGGTCTTCGTGATAGAATGCCCGCTGCTCTTGTAAAATTCACTCTTGGAGCCTACCACGGGGTAAAAGAGCCAGGCAACAATCAGAATAATGCGCCAGCTACCTTGATACAGATAGCTTTCGAGTCACCAAAACAGCAAATATCTATGCGAGACTCAGTTGATTCTGCTCTTTCCATGAACTCGCCAAAAGCTTTGCTAACTGAGAAGGCAAAATCTACTTTTGAGGTCAAGTTAAATGGCTAATAGCAAGAGAATA